TGGACTACGTCCAGCGCTACTTCAAACCGTACGCAGCCCGCATCAAGTCGCTGCCCGACATGTACATGGCCATCCTGTTGCCCAAGTACGTCGGCCAGCCGGACGATGCGGTGTTGTTCTCGGGCGGCGTCGCTTACCGGCAGAACGCCGGTCTGGATGCCAACCGCGACGGTCAGGTGACCAAAGCTGAGGCGGCCGGCAAAGTCGCTGCGAAGTACAACAAGGGGCAAGCTCTCTCGACTGAAGAGCCCAGCGTCTGATTTTTTCGGCGAGGCAGGGCCCTCGCGCACACAAAGGTAGGGCTCTATCGTGGACGACTTGACTTCTTGGTGGACGAGTTGGTGGGTGAAGGCGATCCTTTACGCCGCGCTCGCCACCTTCGGTGGATTTTTGGGGCACGTGATGCGCGCTTTGGACAAGTCGACTCCGATCAGCTACGGGCGTGCATGTGTCGAGGGGCTGGCTGCCGGCTTCGTCGGCCTGCTCGTGATGCTGATGTGCAATGCCACGAACATGTCCGATCAGTGGACTGGCGTGGTCGTCGGTGTTTCGGGGTGGCTGGGCGCCAACGCCTCGATCCGCATGCTGGAAAAGCTTGTCTTCAAGAAGCTCGGCATCAACACTGGTATGACAGCACCGGCGCCCCTCGATGAGATTCCGTCGAAGGAGAAGAGTGATGCTTAGTTTCTTGAAGAAGGTGCCGTTCCTCGGGACGGCCGTCTCGTTCGTCACCGGCAACGCTCGTCTGGTCATCGAATACGTCCTGATCGCACTTGCCATCGCCGGTGCCGCCACGGCCATCGCGCTGTGGTACCGCACCAACTACCTCGAAGCTCGCAACGACGGACTGCGCGAACGCGTGGTGAACGTGGAAGTGATCAACGAGGCCCAAGACAAGACTATCTCCGATCTTCAAGCGCTCCGACAGCAGGACGCCGCCGTGATGGCGGGGCTGGTTACGGACTACGCCAAGCTCTCGAAGTCGGATGCGACAGCCCGAAAGAAGCTGTCGGAATTAGAGAAGCAAAATGCGAATGTTCGTGACTACCTTGATCAGCCTCTTCCTCCTGAGCTTGTCTGCATGCTCAACAACTCCTGCACCGCAGCCCAAGCCAGTGGTGCAGGTGGTCAAGGCAGTGCCGCCGAGCAGCCTGCTGGAACTGTGCAAAAAGCCCGACCCTCGGGCCATTCGAAATAACCGAGATCTGGTGGAGAGCCGGCAGGACTGGATCACCCAGTTCGGGTTCTGCGCCAAGCGAGTTGAGCGGCTGCGCCAGTGGTACGAGCAGCCGACAAAGGATGTGCAGCAGCCCCAGCCGGAGGTGGGCGCACATGTCGGTCCGCTTCCCGACTAAAACACCGGCAGCTGAGGCGTACAGGTGGCTCCCCAGTACGGCCTCAGCACTTTATACTCACGTCTGTGACCCAACCGCCCGCATAGTTAGGAGATAGATCATGGCAAACGCACTCTTCGACAAGGCCCGCCAGCGCTTCCTCGAAGGCCAGTTCAACTGGAACACGGATACGATCAAGGCTGTCCTCGTCGACACCGGTACGTACACCGTGAACCTGTCGGCCCACGAGTTCCTGTCGGACATCGGTACCGGCGCCCGCATCGCCACGTCTGGTGCCTTCACCGGCAAGACCACGACTGGCGGCGCCGCTGACGCCAACGACGTGACGTTCACCTCCGTGACTGGTGCGTCGATCGAGGCCATCGTCCTGTACAAGGACACCGGCACCGATTCGACCTCGCCCCTGATCGCGATCATCGACACGGCCACCGGCCTGCCGATCACGCCGAACGGTGGCGACATCATCGTCACGTGGGACAACGGCGCGAACAAGATCTTCAAGCTCTGATCGCTACGCGGGTGGTTCGGGCGGTTGGGGCTTCGGCCCCTCCGCCCGTTTGTACATTCAGAGGAGATGAAGATGGCGATCAAGGCGTATTTCAGCAACCAAGTCGGCGCGCCCACTTTGAACGGCACCGTGGGTTCGCTCATTGCCGTCCTCGACGCGTGCCTCGTCAACGGCTACAACCAAGTCAACGTCTCGTCGATCACTCGCTCGGGCTCGACGGTGACCGTCACGTGCGCCACCGCGCACGGCTACGAGAACCCCCTCCTGAACTACTGGGTCCAGAACGGTGTGGGTAACGTCTGCACGATCGCTGGCGCCACGCAGACCGAGTACAACGGTGACTGGCCCGTCAGCTACGTGTCCGACACGGTGTTCACCTTCGACATCGGCACCGCGACTCCCGCCACGCCTGCAACTGGCACCATCACGACCAAGCGCGCTGGCGGCGGCTGGTCGAAAGCCTTCTCCGACACGAACCGTGGAGCGTACCGGTCCAACGACTTGTCGAGCCGCCGCCACTTCTGGCAGGTGAACGACATCGCCGACTGCCCGAACGGGCAAGGTGCGCGCTTCGCCGGCTGGCGCGCGTACGAGAACATGACGGGTATCGACCAAGGCGACGGTCCGTTCCCCACGATCGTCGCTGCGGGCACGTTCGGCATCTACATTGCCAAGTCCAGTGCTCTGGATTCGTCGTCGCGCCACTGGTCGATCTATACCGACGGCAAGACCGTGATCATGACGTTCCATACCGATCAGGGCGGCGCGTCGTTGAACGCGTCCTCGTACAGCTACGTTGCTGGCTTCGGCGATCTGCTGTCCCCTGTACCGGACCCCTACGCAACGATCTGCGGCGGTTTGAGCAGCGGCGCGTCTACCTATTCCGGTACGAACAACTGCGGCTTCCTTGTTGCGGCCGGTGGCGGCGACCCGAACCCGAACTCTTCCGCTGGTTGGAACGCCCTCGCGCGCACCTACACAGGGGCCAAGAAGCCCGTGTGGTCCACGGCCCATCTCGGCATGGGCTTCTTCCAGAGCATCTCGATGGGCTACAGCGGAGGTCTGATGTTCCCCGACGGCATGTCGAACCGCTTCGCGCTGGCACAGATCATGGTCTACGAGACCTCCAGCGTCGGCGCGATCATGCGCGGCCAGCTGCCGCTCTATGAGTGCGGTGTCGGTGTGGCCCACAGCAATCGCGAAATCATCAACAACGTCATCGGTCGCGAAGGCCGTGTGTTCCAGTACATTCGTGCGGGGTCGCTCAATTCGTCCTATGTCGGCGGGGCGTACATCGATCTGACCGGCAACTCTCAAGGCAAGTGGAGCTGATATGGCCATCAAAGTCTTCCATGCCGGTCAGGACGGCGCACCCAGCCTTCAAGGCCAGAACGGTTCGCTCATCACTGTGCTCGACGCCATCCTCGTGGATGGCTACAACACGGTGAGCGTGTCGAGCATCACGCGCAGCGACAGCACCGCCACGGTCACGACGGCGGCCAACCACGGCTTCTCCACTGGCGATTCCGCTACGATCATGGGGGCTGCGCAGACGGACTACAACATCGACGCGGTGGTGTCGGTGGTGGACGCAACGCACTTCACCTACACGGTGACCAACTCGCCCGCTACGCCAGCGACGGGCACCATCACTGTGAAGCGCTCTCCGGCGGGTTTTGCGAAGGCGTTCTCTGGCACGAACAAGGCCGCGTACCGCTCGAACGACACCAGCGGTTCGCGCCCATATCTGCAGGTCATCGACGACGGCTCTACGACCGGCGCTGCGCGCGAAGCGAAGACGCGCGGCTATCTCACCATGACGGACGTGGATACCGGCAGCGAGCCGTTCCCCACTGCTGTGCAGTACGCGAACGGCCTGCTTACCTACAAGTCCCAGACCATCGACACGACCAGTCGCCCGTGGGTTCTGATCACGGACGGCAAAACGTTTTACTTCCAAGCCGCGATGGACACGTCTCCTGCAAGTTTGCAGGCGTCCGGCGGCTATCTGTGGTGGCTCGGCTTCGGCGACATCATCTCCACGCGCCCGAGCGATCCGTACACGGCCTTCATGGCTGCGTGCCACGCTGCGAACATGCAGGTGAGTGGTTCTGCCGGCGCGTGCCACAACGGCATGAGCGTGCCGGCGGTTCGTACTGCCAACCCGACCTCTGGCTCGTGCTACATCGTCCGCTCGTACACCCAGACGGTGGGCGCAGCGGTCATGAACCAGATGGGTCACGGCTGGGATCAGCTGGCTATCGGCTCGCTCGGTATCTTCAGCTACCCGCACTTCCCTGACAACGGCTTCATGATGACTCCGCTGCTGTGCATGCAGGGCGGCGTGATGCGCGGCCGCATGCCGGGCATGTTTGAACCCCTTCACGGTCGTGTCCTCAACCAGTTCGACATCATCGAGAACGTCGAGGGGTATCCCGGTCGCAAGTTCATGGCTTTGTGGTGCTACGCGCTCAACTCGACCGCCACCACTGGCATGTTCTTGTTCGACATCACCGGTGACAGCAACGGGAAATGGAGCTGATCTATGGCGGCACACCGCTACTGGCGCGTCTTGATTCGCGCGAACGGGGGTGGGGCGAACCCCGGCATCGGTGAACTGCAGATGCGCACGTCCATCGGTGGCTCGAACGTGGCCACTGGTGGGACTGCGTCTGCCAGTTCGGTGACTTCGACCTACACGGCCGCGAAGGCTTTCGACGGCCTCACCACCGATACCGGCGCCGGCAACGCGTGGGCGGCTGCTTCGTGGCCGCTCAACGATTGGCCGTGGCTTCAGTATGACTTCGGTTCCGGCAACGACAAGGACATCGCCGAGATCGTTCTGTTTGCGCCCGGTGCGAGCGGGCTTGCGATCACGAACCTGCCGACAGCATTCCACTTCCAGTGGAGCGACAACGGCACTTCGTGGACCACGCAGCGCTCCATCCAGATCGACACCGCCGTGAGTCCGTGGGCACTCAGCACGTCGAAGATCATCGACGTCCGCGCCCTTGGCGCCATCGACATCCACAACTACACACTGTTCAACGAGCTTCGCTCGGTGACGTACACGACGCCCGGCCAGCCTGTTGCTCCGGTATACGATCCGAACACCGAAGAAGGCAAGATGAAGGTCAACGACCGTCATCGCTTTGCCGGCGATCTCGGCCGCCCGGGACTCTACAAGATCGCCGGTACGACCACCGTGCTGGGCAACCCTGCGCCTCGCCGCGTGCGGCTGTATAACCAGTTCGAGGGGCGCATCTACGCCGAACAGTACACAGCGCCTGACGGGCTCTTCGAGTTCCGCAACCTCGAAATCGGCCCGTGGACGGTTGTTGGTGTCGACGACACCGGCACCCAGAACGGGGTCATCTACTCGCACGTGAACGCGGTGCCCATGTAAGGAGGGGGTCCCATGGCTGCCCCTCCCGTCGACCGCCTGAATCTGAACTTCTCGGACTCGCTGGCACCACCGGCGGGCGGGAGTGTCACGCTCGATTTCACGAGCCCGCAGGTCCAACCGCAGCTGGTCGGGCTCGGTGACACGTCGAAGTTCGGTTCCGCGACGATCGGCCTCAAGGCCCAGTTCCTTAAGCCCACGGGTTGGAAAGACAGTGCCTTCCCA